TTTAAAGAGCATTACAAAGGCAAGAAAACTCAGCCTCAAATTCAAGCTCTAGTTGAAAAATATGAATATTATAAGAGAACTGGAAACCACGACAAGAAATATAAGCGTGGTTCAGTTTTTGTGAAGTTTGAAAATAATGGTAAAATTAGGAAAGGAGAAATATTTGTTAAAGAGAGAATGATATTCACTTGTTCAGATTATGATGTAGTGAATACCATAAACATACACAAGATTTTGCATGTGTGGAATAAGTCTAAAATCAAAGATTTCCAAGTTAAATATCTCACCGAAGAAGAATTTCATAAATGCGTTCATAAGGTTACTAGTGGTTATCATCAGATAACTGACTACAGCTGTTATGAAGCGTCTATTGATGATCAAGTTCGGGAGCTGGAAAATTATATGATGGAAACATTGTGTGATAAATTTGGTTATCGAAGAACAAAAAGGGCCATAGCTAGGCTGACTAAGGAAAGTCGGAAATTTTACTACAAAGGAGGTAAAATTTCTCTGAAGACAAGGGCCAGTGGTCATCCGTGGACTTCAATTGGTAATGGGCTTGTTTCCATAGTTTTGTTGCATTTTTGCTTCTACAAGAAAATGGGTAGACAAAAATACCTCGATTTGTTGCGAAATGATAGACGGTGGAACTTTCCATATCTTTATTGGTGTTTAGCTGAAGGAGATGATACTTTAACAAGAAGTGGTATAATGGACCAGTCTCTTATTAAGAGTTTGGGTTTCAATTTATCAGTTTTCTCTCCAGGCACTCGTCCTGGAGATGTTGATTTTTTAAGTTCTCTTTGGGTTAACGGGAAAAGATATTTGAATATTCCTAAATGTCTAAATGTTGTATGGGTTAAAACTCAAATAAATCTGAGAAGAAGTAAGAAAATGTTTATTCTGAGGATGATGGCTTTGTCTTTGTATTATCTTAGCCCTGGTCATCCTGTTTTAACGAGTATTATTAACAAAATTGAGAAGAAGACTAGAGGCTATTCTGATTTTAAAAATTCTTTTCAATACATCCCTGCGGCCTGGATCTCTTGGCTGTCTCCGGGGAAATTTCCTACTGACATTAAAGTTGATGAGAGTATGAGACAAATTATTGCTCAAGGAAATCGTGATTTCCCTCCTATTAGCGTAGCACATCAAATAGCGATTGAGAACAACATAGAAGACGAGTCATTTTTCGTCGGATCTGTTCTCAATAGTTATGATCATGCTTTAGTGTATATGAAGAGCATGATTACGTCTAACGACGATAGGAGTGTTTACCATGATGATACCCAAAAGTATTTTGATGAATTGGGCAAGAGTTTTGACATATCTCGTCATGTTTGAGAAACTTCATGTTACCAGGTGTCGGTTGCTTAAAAACCATAGCGTAAAAGGCTGTTACTATTTATAGTTGTCTAAAAAACCATGACGTGAAAGGTTGTAGGCATCACATGTCTTGAGCAAAACCCGCTTTAAAATTATGGGCTAGAGGACCTGACTCTAGTACTAAAAAGGGATAAAGAAGGACCCTTCTCTATTGAGTTTCCCCAATATCCTGGGAGTAAAAGGTCGTGGATCTCGCAGATTCAATGTAAATCCGTCATTTAAAAGGCTTTCTAATTCCACATAGGAAGTATTAACG